CTTTACAATTAAGCAAATAGTACGTTTTAGCAATTTCAGGATTTGATTTACAATATTCTGTTATCCAACGGTCATGCTCTACTTTCGCAACAATTGATGCTGCAGCAATAGAAATATATTGCGCATCCCCTTCAATAATTGTAATAATTTCAGTATTTTCATCACCATTACCATCACCGTCTGAACCACCATATTCAATTTCCAAAATACCATCCAGTAAAATCCTATTAGGATTCACTTCCAAACAATTTAGCGCCCTAATAAAACCTTCTTTATTAGCCCATCCAATTCCTTTCATATCAATTTCATTTGCCATAACTGTACCGAGCCCAATATCAACAGCAAGATTACATATATGTTCATATATCATATCACGTTTGGAGGGTTTAATCTTCTTTGAGTCTTTTATTAATGGTACAATTTCACGATGTTCTTCAGTCCAATCATCTTCATAAGGCCAAATGACAGCTCCGGCCATTAATGGTCCCCAGAAGGAGCCGCGTCCAGCTTCGTCAACGCCAACTTCAACAGCATCATCTTTAACATAAAAGGATTTAAGCATACTATTATTGTGTTATTGTGTAATTATGTATTAAGTATTACACTAAATCAAATTTATTGTATATCACTTATTCACAATTATTATGATGAAAATGGCTGAAAATAGTTCCTAATATCATATTAAGATGAGTATTAACATATTACTATTAGGAATACTAACATTATGTTGTTTTTTATTTGTAATGATTCAATCACGTAGAAACTATTTGGAGTCCTATGAAGATTTGAATAAAGGTATGAAGGTAAAGTCTCAAGAATATTTTGAAGAGATGCCCGTTGCATCAGCATCTGATGCGCCTACTCCAGTAGTATCAGGCGATGTAGCTGAATCAACTGAAAAAGTTGTAGAAAAAACCAAAATACCAGCTGTATCTGAGGAGCATAAGAAATCAGTTGAAGCTACTGAAAAAATAAAACAAGTACAAGGATTTATGTCATATGTAAAGGAAAAATTTATGAATGATAGAAATGAAACTCCAGTTATTCCTTCTAATAATACAAACACCACAACTGATTCTATAATTCAAGGATTTCAAATGCATTCTAGTGCAAACCCCGGTTGTGATATGGATCCTAGATATATTCGCAAGGATTCAATCCCCTGCTATAATTGTACACTTAAATAATATAATATAACAATAAGATGATTGATTATGGTATTCTATTTATAATTGGAACATTTATACTGTTAGGTATATACCTGCTATATCCAACAATATATAACGTAAAAGAACCATTTGTTGTTAATCCAGTGGCAGAGGCATCTGCTGTAGGTAAAGTTGAAGGAGTTGAATCTGCATCAGAGCTACCAACAGCCCCTTATGGGCAACATGCATCTAATGCACCATCTTCTTATAGAGTATATTCTACAGAACCTGCGGCTAGAAGTAGGATACTGGAACTTTTAGAGGATTTGAAGGCATTTTTGACATTTGAAGGCCCTAATTTACAAGACAAGTCTGACCCACAGATTCAGTTGCCACTTTCAACTGCGCGTGGAGATTTGAGAACATTGGAGAGTCAAGTAGAAGTTATTAAGAGAAATCCTGGTATTCGCTCAACAATAAATGATGAGAACTTGCGTGAAATCTTCTCTAATTTGGAATTCTTACGAGGACAGGCAAGAAATGTATTAGGTCGTGAATTATATTCTAGTAAATATACTGAAAAAATAAAAGATACAAAAGAATTTGAAAGTATTGAAGGGTTTTCAGATCCTATAGAAAAGTTTACAGTAGGCGGTCGCGGACTTTCATCACAAGAGAGACTGTTAGTAGATACTTTACAAGATAATTATGTTACCTTTTTCCAAAATAAACCCAAAGCAACTGCTGCTAACTTACAGACTCATGTAGGTAATATTGTATCATACTTGAATACTATTAGTGGTTGTAATGTGAGCTATTCAATTAATAGTACTACAATGAATTTATGTACAAATCTATCTGGGTTCATGCCGACAGATTGTATAGTAACACAGAATGATGTAAATGTAAGCAAAACAGGATGCCTAACAGGATTAACTACAAGCCAATTACAGGGTTATTTGAGAACTATCAAATATGAATTAATTTTACTTAAATTGGTAAGTGAGGGTAAACTTGATGAAGCACAAATACCTGTTTCTCGTGAAAGTACTCAAACACAGCAATCACTTCCTATTTTTGGTATCCCTACTTTACCTGTTTTTGAAAAAACATTATATGCTGGTAATGCCTATGGTAAACCAGAAGATAATATACTTTCAAGTGGTACTGGAAGCTCATTAAATAGAACAATAACACTTTCGCCAACTTCTAAACCTGCACCTACAATTACACCAACATCTGCACCGACTTCTATATCAACACCAACACCAACATCAACACAAATAACAACAAACAATAATTCTAATAGTGTTAAATTGTCAGATGTATTAGAAGCATATTCAAGAGCAATGGCTGAAAAAACCAGATTACAAGCATTGAATACTTCTGATCCTGAAACAGCCAGGCGTGTTGAAAATATAACCAAAGTTACTACATATTTAAATGATATAATAAGTAAAGTAAATTCTGGTGCAATGAAAGAATCGGATATAACAATTACAAAACAACAATTAGAAATATACCTAAAAGAAGGAGTAACACCTCAAGAATCTAATATATTAAGTGACTTAGGATTATCATCTGGTCTTGCAAATTTATTCAGCAGCAACCCCGATAAAAATGACAAATTAATGCAACAATATGGCGATAAACTCCTAAAAGGATTCTCTTGGAATGTTGATGTTGGTTTGAAATATACATCAGATAATGAAGCAATGGCTGGATTTAATAATAATTTCTCTAAAAGTACCGATAAACGTAACAATGGCCTAAATATAACAGGATTTCCAACAACAGATGAATTAAATCAGGCATTAAATGATCAATATATGGAGTCTTCTTCAAATCCTAAACCTACCCCAACTGACCCTTATGCAAATGACCCACGCAATGAAGGAAGACCTGTAAGCACATTTGATTGGAAAGAAAGATCCAAGTTCATTGAAACAGCTATAAGAAAGCGTAATTTAAATCCCAATGATTTTGGAATAATGCCTCAAGGTGCAGAAGTAAGTAGTGACTTTAATTGGAAGGGATATGCAAAAATGATATGTACACGCTTAGGTGCATCATATGATACAGGGTTACCAGAAGCATGTGGATGTCCTCCTATGTCTTGGACAGGGTGGAGATAAGTATTCAATAAATTAATAGCTGTCAAACATAAAAGGGCAGCTTAACACTTGCGCAAAAACAATTTAACTTGATATCAAATAGATATGAAGTTAAGTCGTGTACAATTAGGATTTAGTCTTATAGTTGTTTTTATACTCGGCTATATGTTTGGTAAGAAAAAAGGTGTGAACGAAGGATTCGCTTCAAGTACTACACCTGTGTGTGGTGGATGCCAGAAGAGTGCTTCACGTTGCGGATGCGCCGAGCCTCGCTTAACATGCCCTCCTTGCCGTGAACCAGATTTAAGTAAATATGTCCTAAAAGCATCCATACCACCTTGCCCACCACAACCTGACATGTCCCGGTATATGCTTAAGTCTGAATGCCCTCCTGTACCTGATTTAACAAATTATGTACTTAAATCTAGTATTCCTAAACAGGGTCCTGTTATTTTAGATTGCTCTAAATGCCAGAAACCCAAAGGTGAATGCCCTCCCTGCCCTCGTGCTCGTTGCCCCGAAGTCAAATGCCCCGAACCTACTATGTGTCCTCCTTGCGCCCCCTGTGCTCGTAGCACATGCCCTCAACAAGTTGTTAAGTGCAAAGCTGAAGATGTAATTGGTAATACAGTTAGGCCTTATTTAGCTCCTCTTAATATGACTAGTTTCGGACAATAATATGGGGGAGAAAGCGGTGACGGAAGCGAGTATAATAGGGGCTTTTGGATATACCCATAATATATCCAGGTAATGGTGTTTTTCCTTCATCTGTCTTTCTCCATCGTCGGAAACCGATGCGTTCGTATAAACGTATGGCACCTTCATTGATACAATCAACAAGGAGCCAACAAGTATAGGCACTCGCCAATTGAGAGAGCTCTAAAAGTGTCTCTTTCAAAAGTCGGCTTCCTATACCGCAACCTTGGTATTCGGGGGCAACACCTAAAAATGCTAATTCATAACAATTCGGTATTGATTTCATAAATTTAAAATAATACTTTGTAGGTTTTTTACATACTAGTGCAAAACCTGCAATGTAACCTGTGTTTTCATCAATTAGAAGACGCGATAAAGAATGTTCACATTGCGCAACCGCTTTATCAAAAAGTGGCATTTCATCCGCTTCTCTAAATATTTTACGCGCTACATTGTATAAGTCTGATTTTCTAAGTGGATTATAACTGTGAACTGTAAACATTTTTTCATTACTATTAGGTGCTTTTAAAATAAAATAGAGCAAAAATAGTTATACATGCAGACCATAAACAAACATAAATTAAATTATATCGGATATGCCCCAGAAGCACTTATTATACCCCTTATATGTATTATAGGTACATTTTTTGCTATCAAAAACCCCTTCAAGTTCATCCTATTATTCTCAATAATACTTTTGTGCCTTTTATTATTTTATAGAGGAGTCTCCGTCACAGATTATAAGAAACTGACAGAAACACCACAGAATCATATTGTATCGCCCTGTGAAGGGAAAGTTCTTAAAGTTGTGAAAGAAGCCAACAAAGTTCGTATCGCAATATTCCTAAATGTACATAATGTTCATGTTCAGTACATGCCTATCAATGGTACTATTAAGGATATAATTCATAAAGATGGTGAATTTCATCCGGCATATATGTTTGAGAAGAGTAAATATAATGAACGGGTTGAAACTACATTGCAGACTCTAATTGGTAGCGTAAAAGTAATCCAAATAGCTGGCTTGATTGCTCGTAGAATTGTTTCGTTTGGAGCAGTTGGACAGCGCGTTCAAAGAGGAGATCCACTAGGTCTTATTAAATTTGGGAGCCGTGTTGATATTGAAGTACCTGCATATAATATTGCTGACATTGTTGTAAAAGAAGGACAAAATGTTCGTATTGGAGAAAGTCTGATGATATTTAATAGATGAAAGACATTTATAAAATATTAATATTTTGTTTCTTGGCAATGAGTGCGATTATTGGATATGGTACAATTAGGTGTAAAACAACTGATTTCCAAGACCCCTTAACTAAAAGTGCTCTTGGCCCTCCTTGGGATTTATTTGTAGACGGCTGGGGTATTTCTCATTTCATATTCTATGGATTTTTGGCATATATGTTCCCCAAGAAAAAAACACTCGTAATTATTTTCCTATTAGGTGTATTGTGGGAAATCATTGAATCAATCTTCAAAGACCACCCATTTTATTTAAGTGATTGTAAATATGAAGTTACTACTGATAAAGGTGGCTGGTGGTATGGACGCTGGCAGGATATTGTAATGAATAGTTTAGGTATGGCGACTGGTCTTTTTATGAGACGTTTTATCTAATTTTTATTTTGCAGCCATTCATCAACGGTACATTTAGTGTATGTAACATTAAATAATTCGCAATATTTATCTAATAGTTGTAGAAAATATATATATAATCTATCTGATATAATATAATTATAATTATATATTCTATTAGTGATAAAAAAATAATTCCATTGTATTATTTCTTGTATACCTTTTTTAATATATAATATACCATTATTATATAAATGTATAGGCCATATATTATTTGATATATCAATTTGCACAGTTTCTTTATATAATTGTGGTATAAATATTTGTAGCGAATCAATATCACACATACCACGTATCATAACCCACATAATATGGTCATTATATTTATTACTATATAATAATTTATTTAAATACCTAATAGTACCTTTTAAATTATGTGTAACATCATTATTAATATTTCTATCATAATCAATATTATAATGATGTATTGTTGAATTTATATCAAAATATAAGTCATCGGTTTGTTCTTCTTCTGGTAGTTCTCTTCGTCTTATATAATAAGGGTCTTCTGTATCCTCCATACGATAATTGTTGATCTGTTGGTTTAAGTGTTAAATCTGTTTGATTTATTGGATGTTGTGTATCACGTCTTTTTTCAATTATGTGTAATAATAATGGATGTATTTGTTCTTGTGAATTCGTGTTCCTCCTCGCATTCTTCTTTAATCCCACATATTTTCATATATTCTTTTAGATTATAACCTCTATGGGCCCATTTATTTATACTGGTAATATCATCTGTATCTGCACTTCTTAAACATTCTAATATAAACTCATATTGATATT